TAAACTTTTTGAACTTAATAACCAAAAAAAATCTTTAAATAATTTAGTAGATTATTTAGAATTAGAGTTTGGAAAAATTTCCCCTTCAGGAAAAATTAAAAGATTTGGCGTTGAACCTTTTGAAAAATTAAATTTAAAAAAAGAAATTATAGATAATTTATCTTTTCAAAATGTTTTAGCTGATAGAGTAAAACAACCTGAATTTAAAGAATTAGTAAAAAAAGCAGGTCTTGAGGGTTTTAGGTTTAATGTAGAAAAAATTGATATTGATAAACTTGAAAAAGCAATTGAAACTCATGCAAAAAAATTAGATCAACAAGGATTAGGATCTAGAATTTGTGGTAGATCTACAGGTGGCATAGGAGGGAACGATTGTGCTAATCTTGTAAAAAGAAACCCTGCAAAGTTTGCATTGAGAGCCCTTGCTGTTGGAACTGGAGTAGAGTTAGCTGCTGAAATCGCTTTCGCTCTTCCTAGTTTTGCAGAGGGTAAACCTTATAGTGTTATATTAAATGAAAGTATACTCGGTCTCACTGGACTTGGCACATCTGAAGAGGAGTTTATAGCTAAATTAGGTGGGCCAAAATCTATAGAGGCTTTTCAATTTAAAAAATTAAAGCAAGAACAAGAAAAAGATAAGCAAACTTATTTTGCTCTACAAGCAGGATTAGAGGGTGAAGATGAGGCACAAGTACAAGCAGCGGTTAATTTTTATAAAAAAGAAAATATTTTAAAAAAACAAAGAGAGAAATTAATGGAAGATGCAGAGTTAGTTGCAGAACAACAAAAAAAAGGAAAATTAGCTTACCAAGACATTTTGCAAAAAACTAAAGAAGAACCAAGCAGAAAATTTGCACGACAGGCTCTAGATATTATAACGGACCCTTTTAGAAGAAAATTAGATTTACCCATAATTAGTCCTGAAGGTCCTATTGGCACTGACTTATTACTTGAAAAAAATATAACACAAGATTCAAAAACTGGGTTAAGAAATTTACCATCAGATATCGAGCAAGATGTTAGTGAGATGGGTATTATGGGAGAAGCATCCTTTGCATCAGGTGGACGTGTTGGATTTGATAATGGCGGAGTGCCAGGTATAAAAATTTTTCCAAGAGCAAGAGGTAGAGAAGTTGAACAAGAAGTTGGTCCCGGTATAAAAATATCTGAAAGAGATGTAGATTATGGAGTTACTGGTTTAATTAAAGGAGACAAATTTTTTGGTGGTGCTGAAATAGATAAAGGTAAAGTTAAATTAGATGTTATCACTCCAACAGGAGATACTCTTTTTAAAGACACCATATCTAAAGAGGATGCAGTTAATTTTATATTAGGTATGGGAGATCCTAAAGGAGATAAGTTTCAAGTTAAAACAGATAAAGATTTTAAAAATATGCAAATTGTTTTTAAAAAAACATTTAATGAAGGTGGACGTGTTGGATTTGATAATGGCGGACCAGGTGACCCGAGTCGTAGACAATTTTTAAAAATTTTAGGAGGACTTGCATCATTACCTGTCGTCGGTAAATTTTTTAAATTTGTAGGACCTGCAGTAAAAAAATCTTTAGAAAATGCACCAACAGGAACACCAGATTGGTTTGCACCTCTTGTAGAAAAAATTATGAAAAAAGGAGTTGATATTTCAGATAAAGCAGCAACGATTGAACGACAAACAGTAAAAGAATTAAAAACTCCAGATGGAACATATACTTTAACACAAACATCAGACACTGGAGAAATTATTGTTTCAGTAGACACGCTCGCTGGAGTTAATGATGGAGCTGTAGATTTTGTCATGACTCCAAATAGGATAACAGACATTGCAGATGATGGAACACCTATCGTTGACCGTGGTGAATTTAACATTATTGAAATGAGAGCAGAGGGCAGACAAGTCGGCCCTGATGATTATGATATGGATATAGGGGAATATGTAACTAATAGTTTGGATGATGCAGCCAGTGATTGGCACTCTGTTGAAAAATTTGCAACAGGTAAAACAGATGAGATCGCTCAACAGAAAAAACAAGCCGAAAAAGAATTTATTGAAAAAAACCCTACTGAGGACCTATTAAATCGATACGGAGATTATGACCCACCAGAACCAGAGCTAGATTATGATTAAACGATCAACCACAATACTAGGAAAAAAATCAGGTCCGCCACCAGAAAAAGGCCCAGCTTCACAAGGGTTGAAGTTTACTAAAAAACCCTATACAACCAAAAGATCGGAGAGATTATATGGGAGAAATAGACAAGTCATTACCAAACGTTAAACAAGAAGTTAGTATCGATCAACAAGAGATCGAACAAGCAATTGATGCAGATCAAGAGATCGCAGAAAAACAAGGTGCACCAGTTGATGTTCAAGAAAACGAAGATGGTAGTGTTGATATAAATTTTGATCCGGGACTCGCGTCTCAACCACAATCATCAGAACATTTTGCAAATCTTGCAGAACTTTTACCTGATGAAGTTTTAGGAAGTTTAGCTTCGAGCCTAATGGGTAACTATCGCGATTATAAGATGTCTAGAAAAGAGTGGGAGAAATCTTACACGGATGGTTTAGACTTATTAGGATTTAAATATGACAATCGTACAGAACCCTTTAGAGGTGCGTCAGGTGCAACCCACCCTGTCTTAGCAGAAGCCGTGACCCAGTTTCAGGCTTTGGCGTACAAGGAATTATTACCTGCTGATGGTCCAGTAAGAACACAAGTTTTAGGAATCAGCACACCACAAAAACAACAACAGTCTCAACGTGTAAAAGATTACATGAACTATGAGATCATGAATAACATGACAGACTACGAACCTGACTTTGATCAGTTATTATTTTATCTACCTCTTGCAGGATCGGCGTTTAAAAAAGTTTACTATGATGAAGTTGAAGGTAAAGCTGTTTCTAAATTTGTACCTGCAGATGATTTGGTTGTGCCCTATGCTGCAACATCACTAACCGATGCAGAATCAATTATTCATGTTGTGCGTATGTCAGAAAATGATTTACGAAAACAACAAGTAGGTGGTTTTTACAAAGACATGGATTTAACTCCAGGACCTGTCAATGAAACAGAAGCAGAAAAAAAAGAAAGAGAACTTGCAGGTGAAAGAAAAACAAAAGATGGTGGAGTCTTTACGTTATTAGAGTTTCATACAGAAATTGATTTAGAAGGTTTTGAAGATGTAGATCAAGATCAAGAGCCTACAGGAATTAAACTTCCATACATTATTACCATTGAAGAAGCATCAGGACAGATTTTATCGATTAGAAGAAACTATGAAATTGGTGATGTAAAAAGAAAACCCATTCAATATTTCGTACATTTTAAATTTTTACCAGGACTTGGTTTTTATGGTTTTGGTTTGATACATATGATTGGCGGACTATCAAGAACAGCAACTGCTGCTTTACGACAACTATTAGATGCTGGAACTTTATCCAACTTACCGGCAGGTTTTAAACAACGAGGCATCAGAATACGTGACGATGCACAAGCGATACAACCAGGAGAATTTAGAGATGTAGATGCACCAGGTGGAAACATTAGAGATTCATTTATGATGTTACCTTTTAAGGAACCATCTGCAACTTTATTACAGTTAATGGGGGTCGTAGTTCAGGCAGGTCAACGCTTTGCTTCTATAGCGGACTTGCAAGTGGGCGATGGGAATCAAGGAGCAGCTGTGGGTACGACCGTTGCGCTTCTAGAACGAGGCAGTCGTGTGATGTCAGCTATTCACAAAAGATTGTACTCTTCGTTAAAAGTTGAATTTAATTTATTAGCTAGAGTTTTTAAACTTTATCTACCACCGGAATACCCCTACGACGTGGTAGGTGGACAACGCTTCATCAAACAAAATGACTTTGATGATAGGGTTGATGTCTTGCCAGTTGCAGATCCAAATATTTTTTCACAGACCCAGCGTATCTCCCTTGCGCAATCGGAGCTGCAACTCGCAACCTCAAATCCTGGAATACATAACTTGTATCAAGTTTACAGAAATATGTATGAAGCACTGGGTGTAAAAAACGTTGACCAAATATTAAAACAAGAGGCACCACCTTCACCAAAAGATCCAGCGTTAGAACAAATTGATGCAATGGCAGGAAAACCTTTTCAAGCGTTTCCAGGACAAGATCACAGAGCTCACATTACTTCGCATTTAAATTATATGGCAACTAACATGGCAAGAAATGCACCATTGATTATGGCAGCTTTACAAAAAAATATTTTAGAACGTATTTCTTTAATGGCACAAGAACAAGTTGAAGTGGAATTTGCAAATGAAATACGACAACTTTCAATGATGTCACAAAATCAACAGGCGATGGCAAACCCTGACATGCAAATGCAAGCCAGAATGCTATCAGAAAAGATAGAATCTAGAAAAGCAGTGTTGATTGCAGAGATGACAGAAGAATTTAGAAACGAAGAGAAAAAAATTACTTCACAATTTGACAATGATCCTGTTGCAAAACTAAGATCTAGAGAATTAGACCTACGTGCACAAGAAAATGAGAGAAAACGTATGGAAGGTGAAGAGAGATTAAACCTTGATAAGATGAGAGCGATGATGAATCAAGAAAATCAGGACGAAAA